TCTCTATTGGCTCTATCCCCGTAGCTCTTAAATTCTTCAGAGTCTTTCTTGAGGCCCAATTTGCGAAAACCTTGTCGGCATAAAGCCTTTAGAAAATCTAGGTTAGTACAATCCTCGTCTACCTTCGCGTAGTGTTTTTCTGAATTTTGGATTTCAAAAGTCGGAAGTCTAACACCATGCAAATTGAGATCGTAGTCAACTATGTTAGAAAAGAAACTGCTGACCGTCATCTTCGTCTCTATCTGTTTTTTTTCTTTTCTTTTTCTCGTAGAAGTGCTCGATGTCATCGCTTTCCTCCATTTCTTTTGCTATTGTTGTGAAGACTGATTGCATGGAACGCAACGTATCGTCGTCCTTAATATCAAAAAACAAATCAGCCTTATCCTCCTCGAAACCTTTTCTTACGGTAACGACAAAGTAGCTTATATTATCTTTCGATAACTTTTCAGCAAAGTCAAAAACATGATCTAATGAGGCCATCTTCTAAATATACAGAGATCACTCTAAATCTCAATCATATACTTAAGCTGGTTCCAGACCTTTAAGTTTAATTGTAAATCTACGATTGCATCATGAAGGTTCTCGTAGTCATGCTGAATCCCAAATTGTTCGCCAAGGGCCTTAAGAGTGTTTCTCATCCCCTTTTTCCTCTTGTTAGACATTCTGTACTGATAGGCCAGCAAATCTTCTGATTTTTTATACGGAAGCTCCATCTTCACTCCTCTAGCGAGGGAGAGAGTGTCTATTACTTTCGGGGCTAAGTGGTCATGGCTTTTCCCCATCATCCTATACATTTCTATAATAAGATGGAGATCAAAATTCAGGACATTATGGCCTACAATATGGTCGGCTTCGTCTAACCATTTTTCTATCGTGGGGAAAATTTCACTTATGTGAATCGCAAGTTTATTGTACTTAGTTTGACTAAACCCAGTGATTCTAGCAGCCTCTTTGCTTACGTTGATTTCCCTGTCCCATTTAACGTAAAAGTCTTTGCTGTCTATTGCTTCGTTTCCCTTCGCTTTAATCATTCCTACTTGCCAAGGAAGGTTTTTGCAGAAACTAAGACACAGATTTTCCGTCTCCAAGTCAATGAACACAAAGGTTTTCTCTTTATCAAATCTCAATAAGTCTTCGTTCATATTACCTCCTATTTTTTTCCTTCCAGCTTTCCACACAGAACTCAGTTGAGGACATGTGGTCAAGTCTCGGTCTCTCAAGAGAACTTCTGTTATGTATACATCTAAAAGTTAAATATGCCTTAAAGTCTTCTCTCTTATGGTAGTAAATGCTTTTTGTATCTAAGGTCGAATACCCTTCGGCGTTCGCGTATGAGACTACAGACTTCTTTACTAGGCTGTCAAACGGCAAGTCGTTATCCTCTATGAAAAAGATAGGGTTTTTATCGGACAAATTAGGAAGGGCCATGCTGCCCTGCATCAGATTCCTGTATATGAAGGAGTCGTAGAACGGGAAGGCTATAATTAATGAATCATCAACGAACTCGTTAAGATAATTAAAGTCAATTCTTGGCCTATAATAAAAGCCAGTAGTTGAGGCGGAAGAGTAAATTTTAATGAGATTTTTATAACCAGCTTTGTTTTTTGCGATTAGAATTATTTTGCTTGTCTCAGAACGAGAGTCTTCTGACTTGTCGCTCATGTCTTGGCAGATATCGAGTCTCAAACCAAAGGACAATGATATATCATTGCTCTCACAATTAAGGTAAGCCTGAAGGAATCCGCTCATCGAGTCTTCTGCGAGCAAAAGCCTCTTAATTTTTTCTTCTTTGCAAATTTCTATGATAGACTTTGGATGATTTTCTGTGCCTTCCTCTGGATCATTAAGAGTCAATATACTCCTCCCCAAGGAGTAATGACTTTTGAAGACAGGCAATATTTCAGAATTCGCCATTATAAAAAAACGCTATCGGAGTTGCCTTGCCCTGAGCCGTAGAATTTGGGACACCCATCATACCTTTTCTTTTCTACTTTTTGCCCCCTCTTTTTCTTGAGATCGTTTTCGAAAGAAGACTTCTTAACTTTACCGTTTTTATCTAAGAGTGCGTAGTAATCAAATGGATGTCTCATAGGACATACCCATTTACCTATACCGCACATCCATTTGTTTTTAGGGTTGTCTATCGCAAAAGAGGACTCTGCATCTTCTGGCGTAAATTCCTGCATTGTCTTATAGACATGAGACAAGTAGTGCTTAAGACCCTCTAATTGCTCATCTGAATACTCTAGCTGCTGTATCGGACTTTTTGGAAACCTAAGGAAAAGGAATTGGACTATTGGTTTGTAGTCTGGATAGAGTTCTCTTGCGACCAGACTATACATCATCGCTTGAATATTCGTCTGAAGTTCTTCCCCTCTAAACTTCATCTTACTAGACTTGTAGTCTACGATTTTTACGACCTTCTGTCTCTTATACAAAATTATTTTGTCGATGAAGCCGTGGATGATGTAAAAAGGGCTATCTTCTTCAATCATAAACCCTTTTTCGGGTGGTTCTACTTTTCCCCCTTTTCCAAAAAAGTCAGCAGCCAACCCAACTCTAATCATATCGTCGCAGAGATCATAGTTTTCTTGATTGAAAGCTTTATACTCGTTTAGCTTTTTAATGACTAGTCTGTTAACCGCTGGACTATCGGTAATTGATTTCCCGCTCGTAATATCAGTAAAATGTTTCTTGTGCTTCTTCTTTAACAAAAGCTCAAATATTAAGTGACACACTGTTCCCCTCGTTGACCCATCATTCGGGGTGTCTGGGAGCTTCATGTGATACTTGACCCAGAAAAGCCAACTACATGTCTGTAGTGTCTTGATCCTAGACGCGGATATATATTCTATTTTCTTGTCAGCCATTCCACTTTAGTATTTCTTCTTTGCCCATTTCGCCAAAGTCTTTTTTGGTTGGTAGTTTTATAGATAGTCTATCCTCAGAGTAGTATCTCAGTAAAATGTTATGCATCTTCTTCGCTGCATTATTTCCAGCTTTGGAGCCTGAGTCATTATTTAAAGATATTACAATTTTTTCTGGTTCGTACCTTAAAAAGAAGTTGATTAGTCCCATTCCGAGAGATAGACCGAAAGTAACTATTACGTTTTTTACTCCTGCCTCCCAGAGAGAGAGCATGTCTCCGATACTTTCGACAAGGATTACTTCTTTTGACTCTTTAATTATCTCACAGTTCACCTTCAATGGATATTTCCATTGGCTTTTGTTGCCGATGTGTTTCCATTTTGGTCTGGCTGAATTTTTATAGTTTAGAATGTCCCTCCCTGAGAAGCCGACCAAATCATCACGCCCATCGAATACAGGGAAAACATACCTACTCGCCATTTGGCCCTTCTCCGCAATACCACCTCCAAAAGTCATCAAGGTCTCTCTACTGACACCTCTTTTTGTCCAGTAGTCATATACAGGGAGTAATTTATCCAACGATTCCTTAGGGAACCTTTTGGCGGATTGAGCGACTCTTGGTCTCGATTTGAATTCTGGTTGTTCAAAATTATTTTTAGACAAATACCCCTTTGCTTCATCTTCCGACTTTAGTTTTAAAGTCAACTGGACGAGTCTTTCAAAGCTGCCTCCTGTGCACTCCTTGAAGTCATACCATTGTCCCGTGTCTTTTCTGATACTTAGGAAAGTGGGGTTATTTGAGTCTCTATAAAGTGGCTTAGTTCTATAATACTGTCCATAATCCTTCAGGGTGTAACCCATTTCAGACAGTATTTCATAAACTTCACTCATACTTCTACGTTGGTATCGTTCCTGTTCCGGTTCTCCTCAGGTGAATAAACCTCACTGGCGCGATCCACCACTTGGCGTAGACAATCTTTCTCTGTAATTCGGAACTTGTCAATCTCATAATTTATATAGAACCTACACGGCCTAACTTTGTTATCAGAGTAAACCCTGTCTATGAATGGTTGATGACCGTATGCCATTTTGCCTTGGTTCCTTACCTTCACGGGAATCAATTTGTGTGTCCCGTATTCGGCTCCAAAATCGGCTGCGAATTCTGTCTCTGATTTTGCCTTGAGTAAACAAACTAGGTCAGCGAACCAAGCAAGTCTGTCTGATGTAGATACGACAGTAGCATCTTCCCTACCCTCCTTCTCTCCGTCTCTATTCATTTGCATGGCTGTCACGATTGGGCACTCTAGTTCTAACGCTAGTCGTTTGATCTTATCTATCTTCTCGCCAATCGCTTGGTGTTCTGCCCAGTTCGCAGATGTTTTTTCTCCTGTCAGCTTTATATAGTCTAAGCCTATCATACATGGGTTACCTCTTCCAACGCTTGAGAAATGCCACCTCCGAGCCATAGAAATCAGTTCGTCAACAGACTTGTTGCCCACATGCATATGCTCATAGTTGAAGTTCTTAACTTTGGGCCAGAGTTCTCTGAGTGCGCTGACAGAATCTGGGTTTTTCCTCCAATTTCCGGTTTTAATTTCCCAAGTTGGAACCCCAGAAAGAGCAGCAGCCATTCTGTCTTGAACTTCCTCAAAAGCCATTTCCGTGTCTAACATCAACGCAGGAATTTTGTTTATCTGAGAGCTATAAAAAAGCATATAGTTCAGGAAACTACTTTTGCCCTGACCGGGCCTAGCAACTATCGCGTATATACGTCCGTTCTCAAGCCCACCAAAATAATTATTCCACTCTTTGAAAGGTGTCTTAATACCCATTTCTTCTACAGGATTATTACCTCGTTCCTCGATAACATCTTCCATGTCCCCGAACAGGTTCTTTGGCTTATCGTCTGAGTCTAAAGCACATACGTCACTATTAAGAATTGAATCTACTTCAGATATGTATTTATCAAAAGGCACACCGCCACTTGTCTTGGTGTACTCGATTGCTTTCTCGGCTTGCTCTATAATGGTACGCCTTACCCTCATGCTTAAGAGGGCTTGTGCCGATTGGAGCGTGGACTCTATACTGATAAAACCAAACGTCAGGTTCTCAACGTAGTCGTATACGTTGTCGTGGTAGCTGTCAAATTTTACGTTTAGGCTCTCTATCTTATGAGCTAGAATTACCTTGTCTAGCGTCTCCCCGTCTCTTCTACAGTTCCTGATCACACAATAAAGAAAGTAGTTTAGCTCATTGCAGAAATCAGTTTCCTTAATGAGCATATCTATCTCTGAAAATACCTCTTCGTGTTGAATTAGACCTCGAAGTAGATTCCTTTCGACTTCGGGTGAACTAGTTATTGACTGTTTTTCGTTGCGAATACGAGATTGCATGGCGCAGCCTAATACTACTGAGGCAGAGAGGTCAACTAAGAACGTCTACTGACGTTTCAGTTATTTAGAATTTATATTTCCTCTCAGACTTAAAGAAAATTTCGAACAAGTCTTTCGGGATTTGTAGACCACCAATTATCGTGTAGATGACAAGCCCCGGTTTGTTGCTTGCATATATACCACGATGGACAGTCGATCCATCCTTGAGAAGACGGCTTAATTGCTCAAACCCATGCTCGATGCTCTCTTGAGAAATCTCATCCAAGCTGGCCCTGTCCCCCACCAGAACACATGACGCGATGCTGCCTGTCGAGATGTCTACTCCAGCGAGAATATTACGCCTTAGATTTACTCTAATAGACTTGCTAATTTCGTCTTCCGAAACCATGTCTTGTTTAAGCTGGACTGCCCCAAAGGTAATTACCCCAGATGATAAAACGGTTTCTAGGTCTTCCTTATCGAAAGAGGTATATGCACTATCCTGAGCAGAGACCTTATTGAATAAGTGCAGGAGAGTTACAACGCTTGCGTTAGCGGTGGTCCAGAATTTACTTATGGATAATCCGGGGTAAATCTGTTTGATTCTCTCGTTATCGCAAAGCATTAATGGAGACATGTGTCCAGCTTCCATCTTTTCGACAACCTTGCTAACTGTTCTTCTGGCGTTCTCTTGGACCTTCTCTCCTTCTGCTCTTGTAGGAAGAGCAAGAATGGCTCCGATCTTAGCATCACTCATCGTCTTCTCTACGCCAAGTGACTCGCAAAGATCGTGGAGTATATCAATCATCACGGCAGTTCCTCCTGCCCCTGTTCCTCCTCCAGCACCAGCCGTTATAATTGCTCGGTCAAAACCTCCGGGGAGTGCCTTTCTTAAAAAGTCTAATATGTCCTCGTAGTTATCAGCGAACACTTTCTCTGCCCTATCTGGATTTTTGCCAGCCCCACCACCACCGACAAGAAGTTTATTCTCTGATGGTATTTGAATCTGGGTCAAGTCTTGCTCGGCTGTATTAATGACAACGACTCTTCTATAGCCTAAATTCCAAAATGTTTCAGCGAGTCTAGAACCACCTTGGCCAACACCAATGATCGCTAGTCTGTAAGCCCCCTTAAAGGTATCTTCGATAACTATTCTCTCGGATACCTCTGGTGGCAAAGGTATATCCGGTAAATCAATTCCTAAATCTTCAATTGGGGTTTCTATGATGCTGGATTCTTCCGCATCCTGTGGTAAGTCTTTATCTTCCATTCCTTCTTCCTCTTCTGGTTTTGGGAGCTTTGAGGCTCCTCTCATGTATTCTTTGTAATCCATCCTTGTTTACACACTATAGCAACGAAATGCCGAATTTATCAGCAAAATAACGCTCAGAAAGTTGCGATATTTCATCATAATTGACCTCGGCCAAAACATAGTCATTTTCCTCAAGCCATATCCTTTTGTTGTGATCTCTCTGTATACTGTAGAAATAGTTTAATCTGTTCTTGTGGAAAAATCTATTATACTTTTCGTGCTGCTGCCCCTGAACCTCCACCGCTATCTTCTTAGTGGCGTTCAATATGTCAACTGACATTTTAGTCCCATAAACTGGGAATTCTTCATAGCAAATGTGCCTAGCCCAAAACTTTTTCAGGAACTGTTTAGTCTTAAACTGAATCTTGGACCTGCTTTTTCCATCCCAATCTATTAACTTCGAGCTTACGTTCTTGTGAACGAGTCTGCCATTGATATTGTACATTCTCATTGTACATTTTATATCCCAGAGAAAACCTCAACAAACCTCATGTACGCATACTCTCTAAAAGCCTTATTTGCTTCTATGAATTCGAAAAGAGAGTGTTGGCCTTGGAATTTGTCGGGTAGCT